AATAACAAAATGACCAAAAAAGATTTCAGTGCTATGAGTGGTCGTTTGTTGATGATGGCGAAATACTGCAGATATTTAAGAGATACATGGAGACTATACGGTACACCACTAGACTCTACTCTTCTTATCGCAAGTTCTATACACAATGAGTTTCAACGAACAAACCCAGTTGATATTGTTAACACAATTATTTTGACTGATGGTGATTCGCATAATAATAATGCGACTGTTAGTTACGAAACACGTGATGGTGATGTGCGAAAAACTGTTTCTTCAATGAGACCACCTTCGCGACTGCTACCGCATCGTCTTGAGAGATGCCTCATTAGTGATCATGTAACTAGAAACACATACAGTGTCAACAAAGATAACTGCACAAAAAGACTGATTCAAATGTACAAAGCGAGGACTGGTTCGACAGTGGTTGGATACCGTATTATCCCAGCAGCGAAATATAAGTTTGTCGACACACTTATGGGGTTTGAAAAGACACGCGACTCTGCTGAGAAGTATTATGATTTGTTCAGAAAAAATAACTTCGCAAATGTTACTGGTCTTGGATATGACAAATACTTTATGATCAAAGGTGGTAAGTCTCTTGAGACATCGAATGGTTCGTTTGAAGTCAGTGAATCTGCCAAAAAGGGTGAGATTCTCAGGAGTTTTCGTACTGCCAACAAGAAAAAGTTGGTTTCCAGACAGATGTTGAATGAATTTATTGAAGAAATTTGCTAAGTGATTGATTTTGCAAGCAATTTAGTTTCAGAAAAAACTTTACTTTGAGACGGTTATATGGTAGAATAGATGTATTGATTGAGTATTTTTTAAACCTTTGAGAGAGGACTATATTATGAATAAGCAAACTCGTATTGAAACACTTGAAACAGCACTTGTTAAAAAACTTGGAACAGACTTCACTGCGCCACGTTCAGTAATCCAATCGATTGCTGATGAAGCAGGTGTCGGATATCCTTCGTGGATCTTTGGCGATAAAAGTCTCCGCGCAGGACGTGGTATGTACAAAATGAATCTGAATGCTAATGTTGTTCCGATGAAAAAGAAAACTGTTGAACCAGCACCTGCTGCGAAACAGAATATGAATATGGAATCAGAATTATTTCAGGAAAATCTTATTCCTGCGACTGATCCATTATTCACTCCCTTTGGCAACTTCAGTCTTGTAAAAGATGTTGTCAAATCTAAAATGTTCTACCCTCTATACATTACTGGTCTATCAGGTAATGGTAAAACACTGAGTGTAGAACAAGCGTGTGCGGTGACCAAACGTGAAGTGATTCGCGTGAACTTCACGGTTGAGACTGATGAGGATGACCTCATTGGCGGTTTCCGTTTGGTAAACGGTGAGACTAAGTTCTTCAAAGGACCAGTTATCAAAGCAATGGAACTTGGTGCAGTTCTGCTTTGTGATGAGATTGATCTTGCTAATCCAGCAAAGGTTATGTGTCTTCAGTCCATCCTTGAGGGTGGCGGATATTTTATCAAGAAGACTGGGGAGTACGTTACTCCCGCATCTGGTTTCACCGTAGTCGCCACTGCTAACACTAAGGGCAAGGGATCTGACGATGGTCGCTTCATCGGCACTAACGTAATGAACGAAGCATTCCTTGAGCGTTTCCCTATTACTGTTGAGCAACAATACCCAACACCATCAATCGAGAAAAAGATTCTTGGTAATATGTTTGCTAATTTGAAAGTAAACGATGCTGAGTTTGTCGAGAAACTTGTTGACTGGGCAGATATCATTCGCAAGACTTTTTATGATGGTGGTGTTGATGAAATTATTTCTACTCGTCGTTTGGTTCATATTGCTAAAGCATACTCGATCTTCGGTGATCGTATGAAGGCGATTCAAATGTGTATCAATCGTTTCGACGATGACACTAAAGTTTCCTTCGCTGATCTTTATTCTAAGATTGACGCTGGTGTTATAGTAGAGGAATCTTCTGAAGAAGTTTCTTCTGAACCTGAACAAAAACTTGACTAAATAGGAAGTTTGCTTTATACTTGTATTATGAATTTATTATTATGGAGATATTATGGAACTGACGATTGAACTGAGCGAACTTCGCAAAAAGAAAATCTTCGTTGCCACACCAATGTATGGTGGGCAATGCCACGGAATGTATACTAAGTCAACTGCCGACCTCGCAAAGATGAGTCAGGCATATGACATCGATGTACGTTTCTTCTATCTGTTCAATGAATCGCTCATCACTCGTGCTAGAAATTACTGCGCAGATGAATTCGTTCGTTCAGATTTCACACATCTAATGTTCATTGATAGTGACATTGGATTCAATCCAGATGATGTACTCAGTCTTGCTGCACTAATGGATGAAAATGATCCTGATGGTAAGAAGATTGTTTGTGGTCCATATCCCAAGAAGACTATCGCATGGGAGAAGATCAAGCAGGCAGTTGATCGTGGATTCGCTGATAAAGATCCAAACAATCTACAGAAGTTTGTTGGTGACTATGTGTTCAATCCTGCTGAGGGTCAGACTACAGTAAAACTCAGCGACCCTGTTAAGGTGCTTGAGGGTGGCACTGGATTTATGATGATCACTAAGGATGCCTTCACTAAGTTTGATGAAGCATATCCTGACTATTCGTATCTCCCTGATCACGTAAGAACAAAACACTTTGATGGTTCGCGTGAGATCATGATGTACTTCCAAGCACTTATCGATCCTAAGACTAAACGATATCTCTCAGAGGACTATATGTTTTGCCAGTGGATGCGTGAGTGTGGTGTTGATACATGGTTATGCCCTTGGATGCAACTAGATCATACTGGTTCATATACCTTTGGCGGTTCTTTGGCAGACCTAGCGCAGATTGGTGCTACTGCTACTGCTGATCCTGATAAGATAGGAAAGGAAAAACGCAAGTGAGTGAATACAAATATAATGAAGCAGAACTAGTACAACAGTTGATGAATTACATCGACAATACCTATGATCAACACTACAGCAAGAATAAATTCCAAGCATCGGAGTTTATTTTTGATGCTGGTCATGGAGCAGGATTTACCATTGGCAATATTATGAAGTATGCTCAAAGGTATGGCAACAAAGGTAGTAAAGAAGAAGCAAGAAAGGATCTAATGAAGATCTTACATTATGGAATTATGGCGTTGTATAATCATGACGCACAACATGGAGTAATAGATAATGAAAATCAGTGAACAAACCTTCAACGTGTTGAAGAACTTTTCTAGCATCAATCCTTCGATCTCAGTCAAAGCAGGTAACACACTGCGCACAGTATCTGAACAGAAAAACATTCTGGCACAAGTTACTGTTGCTGAGTCGTTTCCTAAAGACTTTGCAGTGTATGAGTTAAATCAACTGTTGGGTCTTGCTACTTTGTTTGAAGATGGTGAGTATGATTTTGGTGACAATGCGCTGACTATTAGTGAAGGTAAGAACTCCTCGAGTTACACCTACACTGATGCGTCTATGGTAACTGCGCCACCTGAAAAGGCAATCGAACTCCCATCAGTAGATGTTTCGTTTGATCTTGCTTGGGATGATCTCAAGAAGATTATTAATGCAGCAAATCAGTTGGGACTACCAGAGATTATGGTGAAGGGAAGTGGCGGAAAGATAACACTTGTTGCTACTGACAGCAAAAATCCAACATCTAATAAGTTCTCTCAAGATCTAGATCTAACAACTGATGCTGAGTTTGACTTCGTATTCAAAGTTGAGAACTTCAAGTTCATTCAGCAAGACTACAACGTATCAATCTCTCAAAGGGGTATCTCTCACTTCAAAGGTAACTCTGTTGAGTATTGGGTAGCAACTGAAGCAGGGAGCAAGTACAATGGTTAATCTCAACGAGGATATGGTAAAGGCGATGATATCAATAATTGATATGAGCGCAAAGGCAGGCGTGTTCGTTGGATCTAACATTACTGTTGCGGGACAAGTCAGAAGTGAACTTGAAAGAGTGTTACAAGAATCAGAAAAGGTAGATGAAAATGAGTAATGTGGTGATTCCTAGTGATGATGAGTCAAAGAAGCGTATTCGTAATGCGCTTGAAGAAATTTCTAACTCCATGACACGTATGGGTGCTGAACGTGATCTAATCAAAAACATTCTACAGGATGTTGAGGATGACACTCAGGTGCCAAAGAAATACATTCGTAAGATGGCAACTATTTTTCATAAGCAAAATCTTAACGAAGTCAAAGCAGAAAACGATGACGTTGAGACGCTATATGAGGCAGTAAATTCTTAATGTTAGAAGTATATAAATTATTTCCAACATCAGTTTTTAGAAAACAAAATGTATTTTCTAAAGAAGAACTAAAATTGATGTATGAATATTTAATTAATTTGAATACTGATCGTCATAAAGCTTTAGATGGTGATTCTAGCAGCAGTCATTTTCTTGAGAATTATCCTACCCTTGATTGTCTAACTGAGTTACAATCGAATGTAGTTCCTAACATAAAAAAAGTATTAAGTTATTACTTCGATTATTATGCAAAAACAATGGGAATAATAAAACTAAAGCTAGGTAATAGTTGGTTTAATATTCAAAATGAGGGTAGTTTGTTACGCGATCATATTCACGATGGATCTGTTGCCAGTATGGCATTGTATGTTAATACACCTAGTGGTAGCAGTCCAATAGTTTTTCAAAACCCTAATCTTACATCAGAGTTTAACAATACAGTTGAACAATACAATGAATATAACTGGACTAGATATGAATTTAATGTTAATGCTGGGGATCTAATCATATTTCCAAGTTGGTTGAAGCATGGTAGTGGATATCATAAAAATGATTCTTCTAATAGAATGGTCATTAGTGTGAATTCTAAATATGAATACGAATAAAACTGTAACAAGAAAACGCCACATTGCTAAGACTATCACTTGGCGTATAACTGGTACAATCGACACGATGCTTATCGGTTGGTTTGTAACTGGTAGTCTGGAAGTCGGAGCAATGATTGGCGGTATTGAAGTCGTAACTAAAATGATTTTGTACTATGCTCACGAACGAGTATGGTACAATCATGTCAAATTTGGAGTAAAAGATAATGTTTGATAATCAAAAACCAACAGTAGAAATGTTGGG